TCAACGGGACGGCACAGAACGTCATGGCGAAGATCGGCTGACCCCTTGCCCAACGACGTCCTCGCGCTCGGACCCTTCCTGTTTACCGATTTCGCGGTACCCGAGACGCTTCCCGGTGGCGGCAAACAACAGCTACGAATTCATCGGCTTCCGGGCGGGGACCGCATCATCGATGCCATGGGGCCGGACGACGATGACCGCTCCTTCGAGGTGCTGCACGTCGGCTCGGGATCGGCCGATGACGTCCTGATGTTGGACCAGATGCGGATTTCGGGGCTGCCCTACCCCTACTCGAACGGCATGGAAGCCCGCATCGTCGTCATCGCGTCGCACACGTGGAAGGTGGAGAAGTTCCCCAACGTGATCCATTCGTCGCTGACCCTGACGCCCGTCGACAATCCTGGCGGATTGGGCGCTGCCGTGTCGTCCATCGACAGCCTGATCGGTTCCGACCTCGGTGGCGCGAGCGGCGTCGCGGCCGACAATGTCGCGAACTCGACTCAATGATCCCGGCCCAAATCACACCAGACCTTGCGCTGTTGTCGGCATCGGTCCAGGCCGCAGTCCCGATCAAGACGGCTACACCGCTGCGCAAGGCTACTTTGGTGTCGGCGGGCCTCGCGCTGGTAACCGAGATCGATACCGGCCTTGCGGGGGCCGTGGGTGGCTTGGACGCTCCGGACCCCGCCGGATACGCGGGCGACCTCGTCAACGCGCTCATGGGCCTCGCCACGGCCGCCTATGACCAGGCCACACTCGCCGATATGCGGGGCACGGTAGGGCGCGCGGTGTTCAACCTCGCCGTGGCGTCCGGTACGGCATTGACGAGGCCATCCCAGAGTGGGCCTCTTCCTGCTGCGCCGGTAGCCGCACCGGCACTGCCGACCGTTTCTGTTCAGCCGGCGCCCATACCGGCACCGGTCGTCGTTCTGCCAGCGACCCCGGCTTCTGCAACCGATTTCACTCTCGCGTCCAATAGCGGCCTGATCGCTGCTCTCGCTGCTTAAGGACACTCCACCATGGCCCTTCCGACCCTTGCCGTTACGCCCGGCACCGGTACGACCGTCAACACGCTGCCGCCTGGGGGACAGGCCCTGGGGGCGTCATCGCTGCCCGTCGTCATCGCGAGCGATCAATCCGCGGTTCCGGTTTCTGGGACCGTCACGGCCAACTTTGGCACGTTGGGCGCGGCGGCAACCGCCGCCAAGCAGCCGGCGCTCGGCACTGCGGGCGCTTCCTCAGCTGACGTGCTGTCCATGCAGGGTGTCGCAGGCGGCACGCCCGTCCCCATCTCGGGTTCGATTACGGCAACGACAAGTGCCACGGCGTCCGCGGCCCCGCCGACATATTCGGCGGGCTCGCAGCCTCTTTCGGTCGATCTGGCTGGCAACCTGAGAACAGTCGTCTCTGGGTCGATCACGGCGACCACGAGCGGTACTGCCTCAAACGCTGCTCCGACCTACACGGCCGGCTCTAACCCTCTATCGCTCGATCTGTCCGGGAACCTGAGGACGGTAATTTCCGGTGCGCTGGCGACCGGTTCGAATGTCATCGGGGGTGTCACCCAATCGGGCACCTGGACCGTCCAACCCGGTAACACCGCGAATACGACGCCCTGGCTGACCAAGCTAAGCGACGGCACGAACGCGGTTGCCATCAAGGCAGCGTCGACGGCGCCAGTCGCAACCGACTCGGCGATCGTGGTATCGGTCAGCCCCAATAGCGGCCCGACCGATACCGTCGTCAGAGCTACCGCGGTCGACCGCGGCGGCACCATCACGGCAGGCGGCACGGCGCAACAGCTCATGGCCGCCAATGCGGCGCGGCGTGGCTATTCGGTGCAGAACCAATCGACGGGCGACATCTACATCAACGCGCTTGCCGCGGCGACGATCGATTATCACAGCCTCAAGATCCCGGCCGGTTCCCTCTATGAGACGACGCCCACCCATGTCGGACCCGGCGCCGTCAGCATCATCGGAGCGACGACCGGACAAGCCTATTACGCCCGAGAATTCTGACCATGTCGCCGATGTGGTTCGACCCCAACGGGACGGGTAAGTTCAGCATGCCTGGACTGCGGCATGGGCTCTTTGCCACTGCCTCAGCCGTCATACCCAGGCTCATCATCTCGACCGATCCTGGTCAGGACGTCGACGACGCCACCGCCTTGGCGATTGGGATCGTGATGCACAAGCAGGGCAAGATCATTCTCACCGCTGTGGTGGCGTCGCCCTCGACCGACACCGCCGCGTCCGCTGATCGCATCCTACTCGACTATGCCGGGCTGACCTCGATCCCGGTTGCGTCGCGCAAGATCGCCCCGGACGTCGTGCAGTCCGACTACATGGACGCGGGGATGGCCTCGTTCTACGGTTACACGGCTGGCCGGGCGACCTACCCCGATCCCGTGCCGACGATGCGAACAGCACTCGCCGCAGCGCCTGACCAATCCGTCATCGTGGCCTGCATCGGCCCGGTGCCCGACATCTATGACCTGCTGCAATCCCCCGGCGACGGCATCGATCCCCGCACCGGTACCGCGCTGTTTCAGGCCAAGGTGCAGCGCGTCACGACCGTGGCGCTCGGCGGCTTCGATCCGAATTCCACGGCCACGGTGTTCACCGGCCCCAACGACTTCAACTACGGTTTCGTGTCGAACGAGTCGCTTTCCGTCATCAATTCATGGAACGCCATGAACATGCCGGTCTGGGTCGTGGACACCAACCTCGGGCAGGCTACCTTCTTCGGGCCGCTGTTGTCCTCGGCCGCAGCATCGAACCCTCTGAAAGAGGCGCACGACCTCTTCAAGACGAACAACAGCCCATCGATCGTCGACACCGCGACGCGCCGCACGCGGGCCGGCTGGGACCCGATGGCAGTGACGCTCGCGACCGGGTTGAACGGCAACTTCAGCCTGATTCCAGGCAACATGGCGTTCAGCACCACGAACTCGACATTCACGTTCACCAAGGCGGCTGGGGGCAACTGGCAATGCTTGAAGCCACTTCTGGCCACGCAGCCATTGGCCGACTACCACAACGCCCTGCTCGACGCTTACGACCAGGGCACCACGGCGCCGGCCGCACCTACCTATCATGGCGGCCCGGTCCAGGTGACGGAGGCACAGCAGGGGGTCGTCAAAGTCGCGACCGATCCGCAGTTCTTCACCACGTTCACCTATGCGACGGATGGTACGACCTATAATCCGCTGCCGGCCGGCGGCATCACGACGCTTACTCCGGCCACGGCTTATTCACTCACCTTCAAGGGTTCACGCTACGGGCTGACGAGTCCGGCCTCGACGCCGGTCGCGATCACCACCAAGGCGGTGACGGCACCCACCAGCTTGGAGACGGTCCCCGGCATCCTTCGCGACTTCGACTTCACCACCTCTGCCCGGATGCTGCCGAACCCGGTGGGAACCGGCCGCATCACATCCGTTGCCGACACTGCGGGGTCCGCGAACGCACTTGCGCCGGACGGCACTCAGGGGCCGATCTTCGTCACGGCGTCCACCTTCGGGGCGGCCCGGTCCGCGATTCGGTCTGTCAATGGTGACGTCGCCGGAGGCAATATTACAGGCGCCTATGCCCGACTGTTCGGCAATATTCCGGAGCTCGCCGGCAAGCAGGACTTCGCGGTATTTCTGACCGCCAGCGTCAACAACGACCGCAACGACAACGGCCGCATTATATCCTTCGCCAGCGGCGGGAATCTCGATTACCAGCCGGGAGGGTTCTTCCTCCAGGTGCCCTCCGCCAACCGAGCTACGATAAGCCTCGCCTCGGGTAGCACCACAGCGATAGGTGGAGTTGCTGCGTTGACGCACGACACTCCCATGCTGCTCGCTGCCATCTGCACGGCTGGCCAGATGCAGCTCTGGGTGAACGGCGTCGTGGTCGGCTCGGCAATCGCCATGGGTGTTGTCGGCTCCGCCCCCGTGCTCGGCATCAGCCGAGCGGTCTCTCCCGATGTCAGCGAGATCTTCGGCGACTACGCCGGCTGCGCCGTCCTCAACAACTCACCGACCACGGCAAACCGCCAGTACGTCGAAGGCAAGCTGGCGTGGAACGCGACCGGCGACGGGTCACTTCTGCCCGCGGGCCATCCCTACAAGACGGCGACGCCATGACCGACCCCTCAACCCCTTACATCGGCTCCGGCCTGCCGGCCAAGATCGTCGAGACGGACGGCATCACTACCCTGTTCCGCTACGCCGCTCGCGAACTCGGGGATGTTTTGGCGTGGTGGCAGATTGCCGAGTTGAACGGCTTGTCCGATCCATGGGTGGGTGCCGGAGTGAAGCTGGCCATCCCTGTCAAGGGTCAGCCTAGTTTCGATGGACTGCCCCTTGCCTGATCTCGATGTGCTGTGGAACGGAGATCTCGGACTAGACGCCACCGGTGATCTCGCCATGGTGGACGGAATCGACCTCGACAACAATCATATCGAGCGGCGTTTACTGACCGCTGTGAACGGATATTTGTTCCACCTGGACTATGGGGCCGGTCTGCCGCAACGCATTGGCCTTACTGCTCTTGAACGAGGCATCAAGGCTATCGTCCGCCAGCAAATCTATCTTGAGGCCACAGTGGCCCGCATTCCGGTGCCGGTCATCACGGTCGGGTTCAAGGCCGATGCCGCAGGTCTCTGTTCGATCAGCATCGACTATACGAACGCCGTATCGAACACGACGGCCTCAATCGCCCTCGAAGTCCCGACCGGCCGCTAGCTGTCGAGCTTATCGTCGGAGTCTGCAATAACCCAACCTTTCCAGATAATCATGTCGGCCCCATCAACCTGAAACAATTCGCTCGTGTCCAGATCAAGGTATACGCCACCCCAGCAGCCAGAAAGGGCGGCGATTTTATCCTCGAAAGCGCCCTCAACCCTTGCCATGCGGCGGTTTTCTATATCTGCCCAGTAAGGTATCCAATCGGTTGATGCTGTCCTACTCATCGCCGCGTCCTCCCTCAGGAGCTGTGTAGCACATTGAGCACACTGCAGACACGTGGCTTTTCGCAAATCGTCGGGTCTATCGCGGCCGGGATGCAAGGACGGATCACGTCCCGGTTCCTGAATTTCGCGATCGGCTCGATGTTGCGGGGCTTGGCGGAAGCCGTTGCCGGCGTCGCGCTATGGCTGCAGAAGGAGAACATCGACACCGCCAAGCTGACCCGGTTCGCGACGTCCTACGGGGCCGACGTCGACAGTTTCGTGGCGGACTTTCCGCTGTCCGGCGTCACCCGCCTCGCCGCGCAACCCGCGACTGGCCTTTGCACCTTCTCTCGCTACACGGCTTCGGGCGCGACCGTCTATGTCCCGGTCGGGGCAACCGTGCAGACGGCCGATGGATCGCAGCGGTTCCAGGTCTATGCCGATCCCTCAAACGGCGCCTATGTGGCGTCCTACACGGTGCCGGGATCGCTTGTTCCGACGGGTGGTTACGCCATGCCGGCACAGGTCGCCAGCGTCATCGCGCCGGTCCAGAGCGTCACCAACGGTACGACGGGAGCACCTGGGGCAAACGGCAATGTCGCGGCGGGCGCTATCACCAACATCGCGTCCCAGACCTTCGGCGTCGACACGGTCACCAACCCGGCCGCTTTCACCAACGGGATCGACGTCGAGTCCGACGCCAGCGTGAAATATCGGTTCGGCCTCGCGGTCCAGGGACGCGGTGGCGGCACGGTCCCGGCTTACCTTTCGGCCATTGCCAACCTCAAGGTCGGCATGACGGCCACGGTGCTGCAGGGCCAGAACCTCGACGGCAGCACGAACCTCGGGATGGTCTCCGTCATCGTGGACGATGGATCGGGGGCGATCTCCTCCGCATTGTTGGCTGCGGCACAGTCGGTCATCTCAAGCGACACCAGTGGGGTTCGGGCGGCCGGCATCAGGACCGGCGTCTATGCGGCCGTGACCCTGCCCATCAACGTCGTCATGCAGGTTACCAGCCTCCCCGGCTACATCCATCAGAACGTGGTTGCCGCAGTGGCAGCGGCGCTCGGGCTCTACATCAACGGGCTCGGGCAGGGTGCGACGGTCGGCTATTTTCCCCTCGCCGGTGTGGCTCAACGGGTCATCGGTGTCGGCGAGGTCATCCCGTCTTCCTACACGCTGAACAGCGGCACGGCCGATATTGTCGGGACGCCCCAGAACACGCCAAAATCCGTGAACCTTGTGATTTCCTGACGTGGCCGTCATCGACAGCACCGAGATGCTCCGGCGCCTCCGCAGTCTCGTCCCCCACGGATGGTTCGGCGACGTCGCACCGATCCGGGACATCGTCCTCGGTGGCGTCGCGGACGCGCTGGTGTGGGTTCGAGCGCAAAGCCAGGTCGTAAGGGCCGGTACGCGCCGCGCCGGCACCATCGGATGGTTACTCGACGTCGACGCCTACGGGTTCTTCGGCACCTCTTTCTTGCGCAGGCCGGGAGAGTCTGATGATGCTTGGCGCAAGCGCTACACCGATGAAATCTTCCGGCCTCGCGTCACCCGTCCGGCTATCGACAAGGCGCTGTTCGACCTCACGGGGCGACATCCGATCATCTTGGAACTCTGGAACACGGGCGACTGCGGCGGCTACGGTGTCCCTTCCACGGCTTATGGCGGCGGTGTGCCGAACGCCGCATGGTCGGGCGGCTACGGGTCGGGCCAAGGTGGTTACGGCTCGGGCCAAGGCCACGAAGGCTACAGCATCTCGCCTACCGGTATCACCGTCTCTCCCGGCGCGGGGCGCTACGGATCGCTCGCCTATCCCTATCAGGTCTTCATCACGGCGTTCCGGCCAATGACAACCGGCATTCCGCTGATCGGCGGTTACGGCACGGCAAACGCCGGCTATGGCGCGGGCGCCCTCGAATACGCCGACATGAGCCAGATCGGATCGGCCGTGGCCGATACCGACATCTACGCCTGCGTCAAGCGCACGGTCGGGGCCGGCATCACGGCTTGGGTCGCGATCCAGAACTGACGATCCTTTTTTCCTGAAACGCCCCGCCCTGGCTCACCGCCGGGGCGCTGCCCCATGGGAGGCTGCCATCGACAGGCCACTCGTCTATCCCGGCCAAAACCCGCTGGAGACCGACAACCTCCGACTTTCACAATACGCGATGGTAGGGCTCGCGAAGCTGTCGGAGGCCGTGCTCGGCACGGCTCAGGCGGTGGTGAGCTTCACACTGGCTCCCACGGCTCCGGCGTCGCTCTCTGCCGTGCTCGGGCCGGGCGTCGTGTTCCAGCAGGCGCAGCTTGAAGCGACGCCATTCTCGACCCTGTCGACCGACAGCCACACGGTCGTAAAGGAAGGGCATCTCCTCGACGCGCAGACCCTCACCTTTACGCCGCCTGCCGCGGCCGGCTACGCGCAGAACTTCCTCGTGGAAGTGCAGTACCAGGACGCCGACGCGGGCGCGACGGTGTTGCCCTACTACAACGCCGCGAATCCGCAGGTGGGGTTCTCCGGGCCGGGTGGCGCGGGGACAGCACAGAACACAGTGCGTCGTGGCGCGGTCGCCTACCAGATCAAGGCGGGAGTCGCGGCGACGGCCGGAACACAGACGAGCCCGGCGCCGGATGCCGGGTGGGCTGGCATTTACGTCGTGACCCTGGCGCAAGGCGCGACCTCGATCACGGCCGGCAATATCACCCTCTACGCTGGCGCGCCCTTCATCCCGGTGACGCTGCCGGGCGTGCCGAACGGCGTGCAATCCGGGCAGTGGGAATACCTCGCCGTTTCCGGCCTCAATGCCTACACAGGTACGCTCAGTCCGGCCCCCGCGACCCTCACCGCCAACATGGAGGTGCTGGGCTTCTTCGGCACAGGCAACACGGCCGCAGCGCCGACGCTCAATGTCGGCAATTTCGGGGTGCTGCCGATCCTGAAACAGGGCGGCGGCGCTCCTGCGATCGGCGACGTTTCCGGCTTCGTGCCGCTGATCCTCAACGGATCGAAGACCGCATGGGTCATCAACGGGCTGGTGGCATCCGACGTCAACAACTTTGTCGCCCCGCATGCCGGCCGGCTGATCGCTGTTCAGACCTTCACCTCTTCCGGGACCTACACCCCATCAACCGGCATGACCTACATCGTGGTCGAGGGTGTCGGCGGCGGTGCGGCGGGTGGCGGTGCGGGCGGCGCCACGTCGACCTATGTAAGTCTCGGCGCACCCGGCACGGCGGGCTGCTACGGCCGAGCCTTCTATACGGCCGCGCAGATTGGGGCATCCCAGTCCGTCACCATCGGTGCCGGCGGTGCCCCGGTGTCGGGCGGGGTCGGGGGGAACGGTGGCCAAACCTATTTTGGGTCGCTGCTCGGCCTCCCCGGCGGCATCGGCGGCAATACACTAACCGGTCAGACCGCCCCGACCGTCAACGGCAACGGCGCGACCTCGGCGGCGGGGACGGGTGCCAACATCACGCAAACGCCCGGTGGCGTTTCCTCGGTCTCAGCTGCTTATACGAGCAACGTCGGATCGTCGGGTCAGGGCGGCAACAGCCCGCTCGGAACCGGCGGCATCGGCGTCTCCGTCAACGCTACGGCGGCAGCCGCGACCGGGTTCGGTGCTGGTGGCGGCACCGTCATCGTCAATGCTAGCGGCGGCGCATTGTTCGGTGGTGCTGGATCAGGCGGCAAACTCATCATCACCGAATACGGGTACTGAGATATGTCCGGCACCATGATCCTTCACGTCGTCAAAGCCAACACGATCGCCGACGCCATGGTGGTTCCGGATGGGACCACGATCGCGTCGGACGGCAAGTCTGCGGCGTGCGGGGACACGACCTTCGCGGCTCCCGACGGAGCGGCCTTCGCGGTCATTTCCGGCGGCGTCATCGGATACGGATGGGATGGGAAGGCCGTTTCGGCTCCGGTGACCCCGCCGCAACCGCCGCCGCCCCGCACCGCGACCGTGAGCTTATTGCTCGACGCGCTGTCGACCACGCAGCGCGCCGCCATCACGGTCGATCACATGGGTCGGCTCGTGGCGCGATCCGGGCTTGGTCACGTCATCATCACCGACCCCAAGGTCGGTCGCGCCGCCGCCGACATGGGCATTACGCCCGATGCGTGGTTCACGCTGGCTGGCGTGTAAGCCGTGGCGACCCAAGTCCTCAACCTGCCGTCGCTGTCGTTTACGATGACGGTCGCCACCAACGAGGACTGGCTCGACTCGTGGGCCTATCTCGATCCGAGCGGCAGTCCGCTCACACTCGCCGGGCTCACGCTCAACATGATGATGCGGTCCACGCCTGGCAGCGTCACCACGCCTGTGATCGCATCCACGATCGCGACCGTGGCGGGCCTTTCGGTTAATGGCGCCATCGTGACCGGCGGCGTCGGCGGAAATGTCCTGTCGCTCCGGATCGCGCGCGCCACGATGGGAAGCGTCCTACCCGGCTCCTACGTCTTCGAGGTCCAGGCCCAAGGCGATGGTCAGACGCGCACGATCGCGACCGGTGCCGTCACTGTCGTGCAGGGCATCGTCCGGTGATTACCGGCCCCCTCACGGTCACGCGCCCATCGGCGCCTGGGGTCGCTCCCGGGACGGCGTTGCCGGCGGGTCCACAAGGCGCGACAGGCGCGGCCTCGACGCAGCCGGGGCCTCCGGGTC